TTTGTCTAGCTTGTATTATTTCTGGATTACTCTCAATAACATTGTTTAAATATTTTTCAAAAGCCTCTGAATCATTAACTCCTAAGTTTTGTAATTGCTCTTTATTACTGTATTCTTCTAATTCTTTCCAATTATCGAATCCACGTGATTTAGCAATATTATCTAAACGTTTATTGTTTTCTTCCTCTATTTCCTTACGGATTTTTTCACGATCAGCTTTAAGTCTTTCACTGTAATCTTTAGTAGATTTTTTAACAGGTTTTTCAGCCTCTTCAGTGACTGTTTCTTGATCATTTTGTTCATTTACAGTAGTTTCTTCTTCGGCTTTAACCTCTGGTTCTTCAACTGTTTCGGTATTGGCAGCGTCAGTACCCATTTCATTAGCAGCTGCGTCATTATCTTCAGCGAACAACTGAATATCTAATTCCATCATTTTTTTCGTTTTCATTTTATGTCCTCTCTGTGCGATTTCCAAGGCGAATGTCGGTGCACTTCCGTTTTGCAGCCTCTCACTTTTCAGTGGTGATAGGGTGTTACACTATTTACCACTTTTTCTAGCTCTTAAATCTCCACCTTGTTTTACAACAGGTTTCTTTGGTGCTGCTGTTTTGAATGGTGCTTCAACAACTTGGTTTCCCTTGTTTTTGATGCGTCCAGCATATCCTTTTTCCATCGTAACACTCCTTTCTTAAAATTTTAGTCACATCTTATTGTATGCCCATACCTTTTCCCGTGGTTAAATGTGTGACTGTTGAGCATCCCATCCCCATTTGCTCCCAAAAGCCTATTCGGCTTTTTTGTTGTTTTTAGTAAATAAATTCATAAATTGATTAATTGCTTTAGTTTTTGCATTTGTTTGGTTAGCTTGAGCAGCAACTATTTTAGCTTGACTATTTGCTCTAGCAGCTTCATCTTGCATTGCTAATTCTTGTTGTTTAACTTGTTGAGCTTCTTGTTGTGCTTCCATTTGTTGATTCAACCTATTAGTAGCAAACTCTAATGCTTGTTTTGATCCCGGATAATGTAAACTATTCATCATTTGCCAATACATAACTATTGTATTTGCATCTGTTGGATCTCCATAAGCACCACTTATGAAATTATTTCTTGTTTCTTGCCACATTAGCTGTCTGTTATTAGCCATTGTAGAACTTTCATCAGTATCAAATACCATCTCATCATCATAGAAGTATTGACCATCATCGTCCTCATCAATGAACATTCTCTTATCAAACATCTTGTATTGCATTTTACCATACTCATCTTGATAATAAATACTTCTTGGCTCATCAGCATAAGCTAACATGAATTGGAACATTAATTTATATAAATCAGAGAATGCTGCATTTTTCATTTCTTGTTTAGATTTTAATCTACCAGCAGCATTTTCTGTACTTATTTGTTTTGCTTTACCACTTGTAGCAGATGCATCGTATCTACCTTGGAAAGTATCAGTTATACCGATTGTTTGTCTAGCTATATTATAGTTCAAATCTAATATACCCATATCGGTAGAAATGTTAGGTTGTATAGCCATTGCTTGAATTTGAGTAACTTCAGCAGGATTCTTAACCTTAATTACTTTCAACTCTTCATTTGTAGCTTCAAACTGTACATTTTCAGGTATAGTAACGATTGATCCACCTTTTAGTAGTTTTTCTTTTATCTTAGCCATTGTGATGTTCAAATCATTTTGTTGATCTTGAATTGCCTCAACATCACTACTACCTAAGAATGAATTACGTTTACTAACGTTAGTTCTTGATATTATAGGGAACATCTTAGGTGTATAATATGGAACTTCAATTTCAACATCTTCAACTACTTGTTGTCCTGTTACAATATCAATACTAGTTTTTGGTATTGTAATTGTCTCATTAGGAATATCGTTTAGTTTAAATTTCTTTCCACCACATTTTTCACATTTTTCAGTATCCTTATCAACTGGTTTACCACATTTTTCACAAACATATTCTTTTCTACCATAATAGTTATCTAGATCATTTATGATTGTATTGTCAATCCAGCTGAATAAGCATATTTTGTTATCTTTATCTTTATAATAACAGTAAATATGTGTTACTAATTGCTCATTGTTGCTTTCGTCCATATCTGTCTCTGTTTGTTCCATTTCAGTTAATTTACGCAAATCAACATCATAGCGATTCTTTACATCTAATTTACTTTGCAACATTCTAACAAATATATAGTCCATATCATCAATGTTACTTACTCCCGGTTGTGGTATAACACACTTAGGATCTAAGTTTCTAACAACTAATTTACCTACTGTGTTTCTAGTTCTAATACTATTATCCCATTCAACAAGGAAGAAACTTGATCCAGCAATTGGTGTTATTCTAGCTTGTTCATCTAATATTCTCTCAAATGGTAATCTATCTATTTCATTCATTAAATAGTGCTCAACTGTTGTCGCTCTATTCTCATTACCACTTAAAGAAGTTACTTTTGGCATTGGTATTGTTACATCAACTTGTGATTCAATTAGTTCAAACGCAACTTTTCTTACACTACTTGTTCCTTTAGCTGCTTTTTTACCATTGCTATCAAAAATATCACCTTTACCATCATATACACCAAATAATTCATCTATTTTTTGTAATGAAGGCTCATATTTAGCCAATGCATCAGCATATTTATCTTGCCAAAACTTTAACTTATCGTCAACACTTTTAGTTTGTTTGTTGTGTGATTCTATTTCTTGAATGACAGTACCAGCTTTCTTATTTTTTTCCTCTTTTTTAGTTGATTTCGCCATACAACTCCACCATCCTTCGTCTTACTGTATCTGAACCTTTATAATAATCATCTAGCATATCTTGAGTCCATTTAAACTTTTTAACTTTACCTAATTGTGGTTTATCTGGTTTATTTACCCAATATATACAGAAATATCTCAACGCATCAAGTATATGCGTTATGATATGTGGCTCAGTTGACATATCATTTATCTTTTTATCATCATATTGTGCTAGTGGTATATGTGCTATTAAGTTCTTACAAACATCAAATATCTGTATTTTACTTATTTTTTTAGGATTTCCTGTTATTTCATCACGAGTATCGTATACTCTTAACAATTCCTTTACACATAACCAACCATTCACTCTATCTCTAGATGCTTCAGTTAATATTATACCATTATCATAGAATAAATCTGCAGCACTTCGACCTGTTTGTGTCTGTCTATTCCATAAATCTCCCGGTGCTAACGTTAATTCAACGTCCTTTTCCTCAAATCCCATAGCTTTTGTGACTGTTTTTATCCTTTCGGCAGCCTCACTAACTACTAAATTCGGCTCATGTATCTCTTGAATCAACTTTATGTTGCCATCCTCATCTATTGTTATAAATAAGACAGCTAACATATCGAGACCATAGTCGAGTGCTCTATATAATTTATATCTTCTTGGTAACGCTTGTGGTCTACATACATGAACTTCAGGATCAAATTCATCGAAGAATTGTCCTTCATATATATCCCAGTTACCATAAAGCATCATTTGTTTACGTTCTTCTGGTAGATTCTCCAACATTCTGACATAATCTGGGTCGTTTTTCATCATCCACTCATTGTCATATACCAATGATTGTATGAATGAGTAATCTTCTTCTCTTTCTTGACCTCTATATTGTCTAGAAATGAACAATCTCTTGAACCATTGCATTCCACATCCACCGGGGTTACAAGTAAAATACATTCTTGGTTTAAATGGATTAACCATCAAACCACTTGGACGATTAGATTCCGTTAATGTATTAAACTGAAACTCAGTAAAGTGTGTTGCTTCTTCCATACATATAACCTCGTATGCTTGTCCTTGATATTGTAATACGTCATTCTCGTTATCACAATATCCTAGTTTTATACGACTCCCATTAGGAAATATAAACTCTTTAGTTACTTCTTTATATTCAGCTATATGTTTGCTCTTATCTTTACTATTAGTATTTAATATCTTTTGTAATGGAATTAAGTGGTTTTCTCTTAATTCCGGTAGTGTTCTACGTAAAAGTAATATCTGTATTCCCGGATTATTTAGTGCTAGTAGTATTACTTTCCAACGCATGATGAAGGATTTACCTAGCCACCACCACGAGCACCTCCGAAGGCATTATATCTACTTTTACTCTTCAAAAATTCTATCTGTTTAGGATAAAATTTAGGTAACTCTAATGTTATTACATTATCTGTGGTTGGCATAGGCATCACCCCCTTTAAATAATAACTTTTATCTTTCGTTTCTCCCCATCTAACACAGCTTCTGTTGGTGTATTACTCGTTGGTGTGAACCCATACTTTTCTCCATATCCACCATATTCAAGAAATGAGTTCGTCATCAAATAATACATTTCTTTCTTTATTATTGCATTATTAGCATAATCAGGTAAGTATATACATGATTTAGTACTTAGTGGTTTATGTGTATGTCCCATTAAATATAAATCAGCTATTACTACTTGGCTCATCTCCTCAAGTCTGTTGGCTTTACCTCCAGTCTTGCGTCCACCACCTGATCCATGATATCCCGTTATTTGATAACACATCGGTGCTTTGCGTCCGTTTACTTTCTCACCGAATCTTAGGAACAAATACCACCACCCATTTGTGTAGCGATCCTCTATTCCTAGTTGTTTCGCAGCTAAATGCACGATGTCAATACTTGTCTCTTTAGCGATCCTATCCTCATGATTCCCAGTTCCAAGTACTAATATCTTATCTTTTATAGGCTCTAGCAACTCCACCATCTTAGTTAGCTCCTGCATCGGAGTCATCTCATCACCATAGACATCTGATTTACTATTCTTTAGTGCAGTATTGCAAAAATCTCCATTAATTATGGTATAGACGTTCTTACTATTCTTTATTTCCTCAATTATCGACTTCAACAGCTTCAAATTAGCTAATTTATCCCCAATATGCACATCACTTATTGGTATTATGCGTAACTCCTTTAAGTCTTTACCTAAATTAATATTGATTACCTTCATATTCCACCTCTAGCTACCGTATTCTTTAATTTCATTGCTATTCGTAACCACACGAATAGTAGTGTCTTGATTTACTTGCTGTACAGGTGCTTGACCACACGTATCACGTATAACCTCATACGCTTTCGTATCACCCATCGCTGCTTTAGCGATCATTGTAGCAGCTAAATAGTCAGCCATTGTTGGTTTCTCTGGTACATTGTCGTTATTTAATTGTTCTATCATTGTGTCTCTATCAACTGGTATACTTAATAGATCAGATAACGCACTTTTAAAAGATGGTGCGTCCGTTGCTTTACTGATCATCGGTGTTAATTCTTTAGTTCCTATTGTCACTAGCCCGTTGATAACTTCTTCGTGCTCATTAAACTCCGTTTCCATGTATATCCACCCCCTCAATGGTAATAGACACTGTACAGAGTAGAGGAGTGAAACGAACAGGGGCAACCTTTACTCTGTACACTATCTATTACCTACATTTTAATTCTATCACATTTACATGAATTTGTCAATATATTTTTGTTTATTATACGACTAAAAACACCACTAGGTGATGTTTTTAGTTGTGCTTGATATCATCGTAGTTAGGTCGATGATCGGATTTACATTAGTGCCTATTTTATAAGCACTGTACTAATGATATAAAGGCTTTTTGTACCTAGATATAGCAAATCTTCCTTCATCTAGCATACTTGAATGTCCTAGTCGTTTGCAAACTTTACATTCCCTCAATAAGAGTATAAATCTGTACTTGCAAGATACTATTTATACTGCACCGTTTCAATTTCTCATCGTACCCATTTTATATATCATCAGTACACTACCTATAAAAGATAGTGTTGTTTCATTCCTCCACAGATGAAACATACATGATAAGTAGTGCCTTTTATAAGCACCATTGAATAGATCTACTCTTTACCGAACAACGTTCGTGCAACTTATCCTAGGATTGCCATATATCTACTCAATGCTACTCATAAAGAGTAACACTTTGATCAGTGATAGGAAGTAGTTTATCACGGATGTACGTACATTATACCATAAATTGGGGTGGTTGTCTAGTTTACATTTAGTTTACATTGAATTTTTGGGGCAAAATTGATAACAGGACTAATATATATTATCTATAGTATAGAAAACACCTATATACTCCGTTTTTTACTATTTCAACCCCCACCCCCTACAAAAAAATATATACATACACTCCACAAAAAATTTACACACGCTTGACAAATGGGCAAGGACTTAATCACTTTTTTCCCTTTTCCTTATATACGTGTGATAGCAACTTTAAAAAAATGAGAATAAACACTTGACAATTAAAACGCAATTTGATAGTATTAAGGTGCAATCAAGAAAAGCAACCAAGACAAAAACAAATATTTACAAAGTAACAATATTACAACGTCGTTAAATACATTATAAGTTGTTAGGTGTGGACTTAAGACAAGGTTAAGCAAGTTTGACTAGTAAGCAAATACTACTTAATGCGTTAGGAGTTGGCAACGTGTGAAAAGTAAATATTTCATAGTTTGGGTGTGTACTAGGTGAGAACCCGAAAACGTGCACCAATAAAACAAAGTTAACCAAACGTATTTTGAACCTTTAAAAATATTATACTTTTTATAGGGTGGCAATTTATCCCAATGATTAAAAAGTATAATGTATTAAGGGCTCAAAGGCTCTTAAAAGGGAGGAATAGATAAAATGTATAAATATTCAAAAAACAAAAAACTAGAAAATGCTCTATGTGGTATTGAACAACAATTACTAGACTTAGGACTAGAAGAAGTAAAACATTACTACAACGAACCAACATTCAAACATAAAACTGACTACAACATAGCACAATATGGCAGTTTGCTTGTATATTATGCAGATGTGCAAGAATTCTACAAAGAATGTGGCTACAAAACAACATTCAGTGATAGTAAGATATGGGAAATCTATAAAAGACAAGTGGGTTATGTAACAAGAAAACTAATGGAAAAAGGAGAATAGATAAAAATGATTATAGAATTAAATGATGAAATATGGGAAAAAATAAATACTGGATACTTAAAAGCAAGGGACTTAGTAGAATACATTTTATCAAATTGTGATTATAGATTACATTTTAGATTATGCGATATAAAATCAAAAGAATTAACAAAAGAAAACATTTACAACGAATTAAGCATTGATAAACTATACAACGATGACAACAAAAATGTAAAAAAGGCATACTTAAAAGATAACAAATTATATTTGGAATTTTAAAAAAAAGGAGAATAGATAGAAATGATAAAATTTATAAAAACTTATGGCTTATACTATGTAAGTATCTTATTATGGGCATTGTTACTAGTTGCAATTATTGTAAAGTAAGTGTAAAGTAGTAACCCCAAAAAGTGTAAAGCGAACATACGTGGTGTTATATAGAGCACTAATCTATCTCCACTTAATATATTTTTAGATATATAATAAATATATATTATATAACATAAAATATATTAAATAATAGCCATAGTTTATCTTATATAACAAGATTATTAGGAAAATCAAGGGCAAAGTACAAACGTGTTATATAGTCTATTATATAACACACAATTTTCAAAAATGTTATATAATAAATGTTTATTATATAACACACACCCAAAAAACGACTAAAAAAATCACAACACGCAACACAGCAAAAGAGCAAAAAACGACTAAAAAAGCACTAAAAAAAGTGTAAAGTAAATTACAATAAAATGTGAATTGATATTCACAATTAAATATGATAAGATATAGAAAAAGGAGAGATTTAAAATGAGTAGAATTGAAAGTAAAGAAGAAAGAAAACAATTATTAGAAAGGGTACAAGAGTTAGTAAAAGACAACAAAAGGTTAGTTTTTACGAACTTGAAAGCTAGTCAAAGTGGAATGTCTAGAACATTCAACATATACGCACAAACAAGTAATGGGTTAGTAGATATAACATATCTAGTAGCAAACATAACACAAAACACATACACAAACAAAGGAAAAATGAGAATATATGGCTGTGGTATGGATATGCTATTTGAGACTTGTTATCAATTAAATAGTGAATACATACGCTTAAACAACTTAGAATACAACCATGATTTACAATATAATGGGTTAGTAGAAACACATTATGATTTAATATAGAAAGTGAGAGTGAATAAGTATGACAATCAAGCAAAAAGAATTTATGAAAGAGTTATGTGATTTATTACTTAAATATAACGCTGAAATTAGTTGGACTTATGACGAGTGTAGTGATACATTTGGGTTAGTAGATAACCACTTAGTTATAAGTATGTGTGGACAACAAAACGACATTGAGTTTTATGGTATGGATATAGACCAATATAATGTATTTGAAATGATAAAGGAGAGTGAATAAAAATGAAAAAGAAAATTATAATTTTAGTAGCATTAGCCTACATTTTAGGTGTTATCACAACACCACTTGCAAGTTTGATACATAAACACAACTTACAAGAGAGAGTTATTTATACAATAACTATTGATGAGGAATTTATCAACTTAAGAAAGGACATTGACTTAAACAATAAGCCAATAAGACAAGTATATAAAGGCGAACAATACAAAGTAGTAGAATATCGTGAAGGTAACTTGTTTAATTGGTATAGAGTAATTTATGATGATACTAACACTGGCTGGGTAGCAAGTGATAAGGATGACCCATGGGTTATAATTAGTAAGTAAGGAGCTGATAAGTAATGAGAGAATTTATTGAAGAATTAAAACAAAATAAAAAAATCAATATTGAAAAAGGGTTAGAAAATAGAGTTGATATTGATTATATAATCGAAAGATTAGAAGATAACGAAAACTTAACTAAAACACAATACGATAATTTAGAGATAACTGATACTTATGTAAAAGGCACAATCAAAGATTTAATGGGGTACTTTAGGTATGAGATAGCACACCAAAGTATGAGTGATATTGATTATGAGAACTATATTTACAATGTTAAAAATACGATTGAGGTAATTGAGAACTTGCAAGAAGATTTAGACAACGAGATATTTACTGAAAACGACATTATGAAAGTAAGTGAACACGCTATGGGTGGCTTTGTGATTGAAAGAGAGGAAGATTAGTTATGGAATTAGAAACAAGATATGATAGTAGAGCAAGTTTTTATGGTAAGGCTAGAACTGAAACGACTAGAAACGATTATGAAACAACGATTGATTTATACAGCTATGATACATTAGTTGCAAGTATTATTTGGAACTATGACAAACACACAACAACATATAAATATTTAGGACACTTTAGTCAAACTACAACAAGACACCAAAAAGAGTTTTTCAAACAACATGAATTAAGTGATAAAGAGATTAAAGAGTTATTCGCTAAAGGCGAGTTAGTAGAGGAGTGGTAAGATATGAATTATGTAGTATTAGTAGGAAGATTAGTAAATAATATTGAGGTATTAGGGGATGATATTAAACATTGTGAGTTTACATTAGCTGTTACAAGACAATATAAAAATACTGAGGGTATTTATGAAACTGACTTTATAGATATTAAAACATTCAACAATATAGCTACAAGTATGGGTGAATATTGTAGAAAAGGCGACTTGATTGGTATTAAAGGTGTTATACAAACTAACACTTATGAGGATGAGAATGGTATAAAAAGAAAAGCAACATTTATAAAGGCTGAAAAAGTAACATTCTTAAGCTGTGCACATAAAGAAAGTGAGTATGATTATAATGAATAAACAAAAACTAAGAACATATTTAAACGGAGCTGTTAAGAGTAGATTTTATAAACATCCGGAATTAAGAGACAACGCTATCAAGTATGGAGACCACTACTTAGTAAGTGATAGTTATTCAATTATCAAGTTAACTAGCAACTATGATTTACCAGTTATAGAACATAAACAACTATGTGATATGTTTGATGACTTTGAGAATAACTATGTAACTGAATTTACATTTATGACTATTGATGAAGACCAAGAGCAAGAGCCTATTGATGAGAACTATGAAATAAATATTAAACTATTCAAAAAGATTAATAATGTGATTAAAGGTAATACGTTCGCTATCTTAAGAAAAGACAACGACCATACACCTATAATCAAGCTAGAGAATTCTAGAACTAAAGACATAGCTTATATGCTACCAGCGAAGAGATACTAAAAGGAGCTGATGACTAGTGTACTTTACTATAATTTATAATATCGTTGATGATAAAACTTGTATCAAGTACTTTGATACATTATATGATAGAGTTATCTTTGATAAGGTAATTCAAAAGAGTGATAGTTTGTTTAGTTTAGGAAACGAGCAAACACACCCACAATATGTTAAGAAAAATGAAAGAAAAGGAAGAGTGAGATAATATGGAAAAAGTAAATGAAATTAGAAGAGCTATTAAAGAATTAGAGGAAAGACATATATTGTTAACTGACATGATGATAGTATATGAAATTGATTGTCAATTAGATAGAGAATTGACTGATGAGGAGTATATGACATTATATAGTAATGTGGAGTATGCATACTTTAAATTAGAGGGCGTATCACTAGAAAGTATAGTGGCTTGTGGTATTGACAACCTAGATAAATTAGATGATGAGGACTTTGATTTTAGAGAGGAGTGTTGCTATTATGTGTAACGATACAATAACATTTAATAGAATTAACCTAGCTAAACTTGATATACGCTTTAAAGCACTTGATGACTTTATTAACTTTTACGAGTGGGGTGTGTATGATTGTGGTTTTGGTTATATACTAAAAGACTTACAAACTGGAGAGATACTTGAGTTTTATTTATATGAAAACGCATTGATTGATAGAATTGTTAGTAGAGCACTAGATTATGAACTTGATGAAGAGGTTGAGTGTATGGACTATGATGAGAACACTAAAAAGTACGTAGTTAGTAAACGTACATATCAATACTATGAAGACTTATTCACAATAGCTAGTCAATATTGTGATAAAGACATTAAATGGACTAGAGAATGGTTAGACAAGAAAGCTGAATTCATGAGAGATTTACAAGTTAAGGAGAGTGATAAATAATGTTATTAAATAGAAGAAGAAAAGAGTTAATCAAAAAAGCTATGAGTGATTACGCTTTTATGAGTAGATTACTTACAAATGAAATTGCTGAGGTACAAGATACCTTATCAAATGAGGAAATATTGAATAAATTAAGTGATTTAATATGTAAAATAAAAGGTACTGAGATTACAAATCTTGAGACTTATGAGGGTGAGGGTTATTTAGATTTTAATTATAACAATGTCAATATGTCTGTTGCTTATAATGACAAACCATTACACGTAAGTAATACATTTGAGATTTATGATGATAAAACTTGTGAATATGTTATTGAAGATTGGGAAACATTAGATTGGTACGCTAAATATATTGAAACACCAAGAGAACAAGTTTTAGCTGATGCTGTTGTTGATTTAAAGTTTTATGAAAGCAATAATCATAAGCTACAATATGATGATTTAAAAGAAGAACTTATTAACTTTATTAAGGAGGAGTGGTAAGAATGAAAGATAATGTAAATTATAATATTGATATATTAGATTACGTTTATGATTACGTAAACAATGAAATTGACTATATTAAACGTGAGATGGACGTATGTGGAAATGACTTATATCGAGATTTAGCATACTTAGAAAATTTAACTGATAATGACTATCATGTAATAGCTAAAGGAGTTTTATCTGATGATGAATTAGACCAAAAAATAAATGAAACGATACACTACTATTTATATCATTAAGGAGGAATTAAAATGAAGGAAGTATATAATAAATTAAATGAATTAACAAGAGAAGTGGAACACTATACAAATCACATAATTGAAGATTACGCCTCACGCTTAGAGGAAATCAAAAATTATTGTGAACTACACGACATTGATGAGACATTAAGAGAAGACATTATAGCTTTAGCTGACAATAAAGCTGAACGTGTTTGTAGTCATTGTAGTAAACCTATGAGTCAAGGTTATGTTATTGAGAATGGACTAGAATATTATTGCTGTGATGATTGCTTACATAAGGTTTATACTGATGAAGAATATAATAAGTTATATGATAATGGAAATGGTGATAGCTATTGGACGGAGTGGTAAGATTATGAAGAGCGATTACTATGATAAATTAAAGAACTTAATACGATTTATTATTATTTATGTTATAATAATGTTAATAGTATTTATCATAATATTTCATTAAGGAGGTGTAAATATGGAAGAAATGAGTACAAGCTGGAATGTATATGATTATCCAGAACCACCGGAGGAAAAAGAAGAAGATCTAGATTGGGATACATATAATGAAGAACAATGGGAGCAACATAGATTAGAAGAATCAGAGGAGGTATAAAAAATGAGATTATGGCATTATAAATTAATTCCAGTATTGCCTAAAGAAATGTTAGGAGATGTTGTGATGTGAGAGTATATGGTTATGAATTGGAATGTTTTATACCAACTGAAATATGGAAACAATACAAAGAAACTAATTATGAAATTTCTAATATTGGTAGAGTAAGAAATAAAAATGGTAATATAAAAAGACAACAATTAGATAAAAATGGTTATTTGGTTACTGATTTATATATTGATGGCAAAAGAAAAAATGTAAAAGTTCATAGGTTAGTAGCAGAAACTTTTATACCTAATCCTAAAAATAAGCCAACAGTTAATCATATTAATGAAATAAAAACTGATAATTATGTTGAAAATTTATGTTGGTTTACTGTAAAAGAGCAAAATAGTTATGGAACAAGATTACAAAAAGTTGGTAAAACTAAAATAGGAAATAAAAATAATTCAAGATATTCAGTTATATGTGTTGAATTAAATAAAGAATTTTATGATGTACCAGATGCAATTAAATGGTGTAAAGAAAATAATATAAATGCAAATGCTAGTTGTTTATATAATTGCATTAATGGAAAAAGAAAAACAACAGGTGGTTATCATTGGAAGAAAGGAGATGTTTACTATTAGACTTTGGCACTATAAACTTTTACCTGTTTTACCTGACAAATTTATTATTGCTGAATGGCGAGAATGTATAGCAATTAAAAGGCAATGGGAAAAAGGAACATTAAAACATAGGTTAGTTAGTTATGTTAAAGATTATGATAAAAGTTATTTTATAGATTATGTATTTAGAATAACTAATGAAATGGAAAAAAGAAAAATTAGATTTAATGTAAATTATTTTCACGAAATAGCAAAATTTTGTGAAGTAAGTATATTGGGTTTTCCTAAAGTATACCCAGAGCATAACGATAGATACCTAACACAATGTTATTATAACTTACAAGAAAAGTATGATAGAGAAATTATTACAAAAGAAGAATGGCAAAAGATAGAAGATTTTAAAAAAGGTTGGTGATGATAATGAATAATATTAATTCTATAAGTATTACTTCAAAAGAACCTATTAAATCTATTACACCTGTTAAATATAAGTCAAAGATTATTTATGGAAATATCGAAATAATGCTTGAAAAACATATAAATTGGTTTCATAGATTAATGATTAGATTGATATTTGGAATTAAAGTAGAGAAGATTGGTGATGAGTAAATGATATATGGCGCATTAAGTGTAATAGCAGCATTATTAATATTAATTCTAAATAAAATAGGAAGTGATAAAGAATGAATGATGGATTAAAAATTAAAAGATGCACCTTTCTTCCTGAAGGCGAAATGGCTATTGTCAAAGACACCTACACACTAATACATAACATTGTAGATAGTGAATTAGAAGAAAAAGATAAAGAAATACAAAGATTAAATAATATAATAAATGAAATAAGAAAATATCTAAAAGATAATGAAAGAGAATATGGTTCGTTAGAAGATAATGAAAAAATAATATTAAGAATAATAGAAAGTAGTGATGATAATGAATAAAAAAGAAATAATAGGGTTATGTGAATTTTTAAGAATACATCATTTTGAAAATGCTTATACATTATTAGATTATTTTGAAGAAAAAGACAAAGAAATACAAAGATTAAATGAAGAATTAGAAGAATATAAAAAAGATTTTAAAGAAACAAATGATTTGGCATTTGAATATAAAAATATAATAGAAAAAATTGAAGAAGCATTAAGAACTAGAATGTATCCCGATATAGCAAGAAGTGAAGCATTATCAATAATAAATAGAATGAAACAATTAAAGGAGGTAAATAAATGACAGAAGAAGAAAACCTAGAATTACAATATGAACTAATGGACATCAACATGAGAATGGACTTTATTCAAGCTATGTTATGTGAGGACATAACTGAAAATCAAAGAAAGTTATATTATCAAGAATTTCATAGATTGGAAAAGAAATATAATTATTTACAAAAGCAAATAACAAATGAATATGTAAGGAGAATAAAGTAAAATGAACTACAAGAGACTTCGTGATGACACGTTAAAAATAATATACAGAGAAATATATTATAGAGATTATGTTGGAATAGAATTTGATGCTACTGATGAAGATATCAAAAACTATATTGATAGACAAATAGTTATCACAATACTAGATGATGATAGAAACAAGATGAATAGTGAAATATTTAGTACCGATATAGAGCAATTGATACACCCAGCTTTAGCATTAAATGATTATGCAAAGTTATATAATACCTATCGCTTTATAGCTAAAAGATACGACAATAACTTTGCAAAAGATATGAGAAGTATGTTAGCTGTGATAATAACTGATAGATTATTAAGAGATAATATGCTTGGTCAAGTTAAATATAACGATTATGATGGAGAGGAAATAAATAAAGGAACATCATATGTTCTTACAAGAAACGAAATACACTAATCCAACATATATATGTGATAAATGTGGAAAAACATTACATTATAGACCTAAGAGATTAACTCTAAAAGAATATGATGATAGATTAGGTCATTACGGGGTAGCCAATTATGATCTATGTGATAAACATTATGAGATGTTTATGAACTGGGTTACCAATAAAAAGAAGGAGGAGTGAAATGGCATACTATCAATGTGATAATTGTAAAGAGATATTTACGAAACCAAAAAAGATAGCAATAGATAATGTTGCAGAAGATATAATTGATAAAAGAAAAAAAGTAGATGTTTGTCCTAAATGTGATGGAACATTCACTGAGATACTAATTTGTGATGATTGTCACGATTTGTATCTGAATGGATATGAACATAATTGTAGTAAGGGGGTAGAACATGACAAATAGATTACAAATAAAACACGCTGATGAAATACTTAATTTTATAATTGAGTTTTCAAACAAAAATTATTTTATGCCGACGATGAAAGAAATAGCTAAGGGACTTAACATAGCATCTGATTCAACTGTTTGCTATGCTATGAAATACCTAGAACGTGAAGGATATATCAAAACTATCCCTAATAAAGCTAGAGCTATAATTGTATTGGAGAGTGAATATCATGGAGGAAAAAAGATTTCAGAGTAATCTGATAAAGTTTCTAAATAGTATTGGTGCATTTGTTACGAAGTTCAATGCTAATGGACTAAGTAAAACTGGTGTACCTGATATATTATATTGTTATAAAGGTAAATATATCGGTTTAGAAGTAAAAAAAGAAACTGGTAAATTAAGTGATATACAACAATGGAATATCAATGAAATAAGAAAAGCTGGAGGTCAAGCGTTTTGTATAAAACCTAGTGACTTTACAAAAGAGCTTAAACAATTGTTTATTGAGCAAGAGTATTTTTTGATAGGAGTTGAATTAAAACACAATGAAAAAGAGATTACAAAAATTAGTTAGGTTATGGTTCGCTATACCTAAATATGAAAAAAGAATACATGAATTAGAATCACGACTTATAAAGTTGAGTGATCAAGTTGAATATTTACAAGAAAAAGTTTATAGATATAAACGTATCAATAAGGAATTAAGATTAAAATTAAGTAAAAGAGAAGGAGCTAAGTAGAGTATGGAATGGAAAACAATAACAGGGTATCCTAATTATCAAATATCTACGAATGGGGATGTGTTTTCAACTAATATAAATAAGATAATGTCTCCTAAGAAACATTATAAAGGATATTTATATGTCACATTATCTAATGCTGGTGATACTAAAGCATTTAAAATACATAGGTTAGTAGCTCAGGCTTTTTTACCAAACCCAAACAATTTACCACAAGTAAACCACATCGATGGCGACAAAACAAATAACAATTACAAAAATTTAGAATGGTGTACTAATAGTGAAAACGTTAAACATAGCTATAATACTGGTCTTAGAAAAAGATATAAAGGCTCTGATTCACCATTATATCAAAAATATCCAATTACTAGGTGGGATTTGAAAGCTGTAAAATGTTGTAGGATAGGTACATACGATTGGAAATATTACCCATCAATAGCAAATTGTGCTAGAGATCTTGGTATTTCTCCTAAATATATTGGTCAGTGTTTAGCTGGTAAAAAATCAAGATACAATGGGTATGTATTTGAAAAAGGAGATGCATAATGAAAACAAAATTATATCCGTATCAAGAAAAAATAGTGGAAAGTGAAAAACATAAAAAATCACACAATTTATCAATGGATATGGGGACAGGCAAGACAGTAACCAGTTTAGCATTATTCGAGAAAAATCCAACACACAAGATATTAGTTATATGCTTAATATCTAAATGTCAAGATTGGCAAGACGACCTTGAGAAAGAATTAAATATAAAAAGTATAATATTGAATAAAGGTTCAAATAAAAACAATATTTTAGTACAAGAAAATCATAATGCATATATAATTAATTTCGAGAGTGCTTGGAGATGTGAAGAATTATTAAAATGGGTTGATAATGATACAACCGTACTTATTGATGAATCACACAAAATAAAATCTCACACAAGTAAAATTGGTAAATTCTGCCAAAAGCTAAAAAAATGTACACAATACAAGATGATATTGAGTGGCACAATGCAATCTGTTGGTTATGTCGATTATTATAATCAGTTATACTTTACTGATACGTTAAATATGTCGTATAAACAATTCTCTGATAGATATTGTGTATATGATATCATGAAATTTAATGGTTTTCCATTCAAGCAACTTGTTGGTTATAGAAACACAAAAGAATTAGAAAGTATTATTCATAATAATTGTGTATTCTTTGAACGTGATGTAGATAATGATTTAATACCAAGTGATATTGATGTTCACATTGAACAACCTAAAATATATCCTAAATTTAAAAAGGTTAGAGTATATGAAGATTATGCAGCTGATAACTCATCAAAGTTATTTGTAACATTACGTACTATATGCTCTGGGTTTATACAAGACTATAATATTGATGATAGTAAAATAGTATGGTTGAAAGAATTTCTAGAAGATTTGAATGATCGAGTTGTTATATTCTACAATTTTAATGGTGAAAGAGATAGAATCATAGCATTACTTGAACAATTAAAAATACCTTATAGTGAATATAATGGTAGAGAAAAAGATTTAACTAAATTTCAAAAGAATAAAAATGGTGTAGCTGTATGTCAATACATCTCAGCGTCAACTGGACTTAATGATTTAGTTGCATCACACATTTGTGTATTTTATTCACCAACTACATCTTATACTAACTGGGCTCAATCAAGAAAAAGAATAGATAGAATTGGTCAAACAGTTAAACCTTTATACTACAATTTATGTTGTAGAGGAACAGTTGAAGAAAAAATAGTACGTGCGTTAAAAGATGGTAAAGACTTCGATGACAAGATGTTTGATGCATACATGAAAGAAAGTGAATAGTTTTACATAGTATTTACAAAATTGAAAAAAAATTGCAAAAATTTGCAAAAACTATTGATTTTATTTCAAAAAAGTGTTATTATTAAAATGCAAGGAGGGATAGGGAGTGAACGAAAAAATAGAAATACCATTTGCACCAAACTACTATATTGATAAACATGGTTTCGTATATCATAATGACCTGATGTTAAAGTTAACAAGTCAAAACAATAATGGAATTAATAATTATGTGTCATTTAGATGTCCTTACAAAGGAAAATATCGAACACATAAATTCAATATAGCTAAGTTAATGGGTATCTGTTGGTTAAATGCTAAAGATGATGATGTAATATGTTTCAAAGATGGTGATATAACAAATACTGAGTTAGATAACTTGTATATTGGTACTAGATCACAATTCTTAAAAGACAATTTCAACTTTAAAGTTATGCATGGTCTTACTACTGATAAACGTTTAACTAGAGAAGAACATAGAAACAACATGATGGTTTATCAAGTTGATCCTGAGACATATGAAATTATTAATACTTATCCATCATTACTTACAGCATCAAGACAGCTAGATATTCCTATGGCTTCATTAGAACACTCATGCTTCTTTGAAACAGCAACTTGTTTACATTATAAATGGTTATATGCTGAAGATTATGATGAATGGATTAAAAAGGTGAAAGGATAGGAGGTGATATGGTGGCTATTGATGTAACGATAAATCGTGATCGTTACATAGGTGGTAGTGATTTACCTACAATAATGGGTTGGAATACTTTTCAAACACGAATACAATTTGCTAAAGAAAAGTTAAAAATCGAACCTAGAAATGAATTAGGTAATCAATACACACAATATGGTCATGTGATGGAATCAAAAGTTAGGGATTATATAAACCTGATGTTTGGTACTAAATTTATTGAAGATACAGCTTTTAATGAAGATAAACGATATAGAGGTAATTGTGATGGTATAGATAGGAAACGCAATTTACTATTTGAATGTAAAACATTCCATGGTAAGTTGAAAGTTGACTATTATACACCTCAGTGTCAATTCTACATGGAGCTGTTCAATGTAGATGAGTGTTGGCTGGTTGGTTATGATAGACCATCAGAGTTCTACACAGGAGTTGATTATGCTCTTGAACACGATGATGTATACTTTGATTATACGTTCGATCCAAAACGAATCGTTATATATAAGATATATCGAGATAAAGAATATTTTAATAAAATAGAAAAGGAAATTGATAAGTTCAAATACTTATTAGAGTGTTTGATCGAAGAGGAGGTTATGAAAAATGGATTTACAAATAAAAATGACTGAGCAATTAGCGAAGTTAGATAAATTAGAACAAGAAATTAGAAAGTTAAAGAAAGCCGAAGAAGATTTTGAGGCTATGAAAAATGAATTATATGATGCTATGGAAGCTCATGGAGTTGATAGTATCACTACTAATGGTGGTCTATGCTTTAAGAAAGTAAGTGGAACACCTGAAAAAACAGAGATTATCTTAAAATTTGATGAGGATAAGTTCAAACTTGAACACTTAGCTATGTATAAAAAATACATCTCATCAGTTGAGAAAGTTACAAAAGCAAGAAAAGGTTATTTGAGAATGACATTGAGTAAGGAGGAAGAATAATGATATTACCAAAAAACGAACTAAAAGATATAGTTAAAACACCAAAAATGTTCTTAATATGGGGGCAATCTATGAGTGGTAAAACATATTTAGCACGACAATTCCCAAGTCCAATTATGTTAAATACTGACGGAAATGCATCTAAGATACCTGAGCCATCTGTTGAAATTCATTCATTTGAGCAATTTATGGAAGCTATTGAGGAAATAGAAAAAGGAGATCATACATTCAAGACAGTTGTTATTGACTTAATTGATGATATAGCAACTATGATGGAAGATTTCATCTGTAGAAAGAACTCAAATGATAAAGTAACATATACAGCATTAGCTGAAATACCTTATGGTAAAGGATTTAGTGAAAGAAAAGCTATATGGAAAGCATTAATGATGAGATTATCTCAATTATCATATAATGTTATCGGTATATCTCATTTCATTGAAAGAACTGAAAACGATATAACAATTCAACAACCATCTTTAGAGCAAGTATATTTGAATATGTTTAAAGGTCGTTGTGATGCGTATATCAAATGTAGTAAAATTGGAAATGCTTACATTCAAAAATGTGAGGAAAAACGTGATAACTATGTGTTAGCTGATGTAAAAGATCCTAAGTTAAATAAAGCATTAGAAAATGTTAGAGGATTATTTGCTGATGGTAGCAATACCACACCAACAATGAAACCTACTGGTATGAAAAAGGTTGAAACACCAGTAGCTAAAGAAGAAAAAACTGAAGAAACTACTGAAACACCAGTAGAAAACGTTAAACCTGAAATAGTTGAGGTTAATAAACCAACACTAAAACCAACATTAAAAAAGAAAGAAAATTAATAAATTAAAGGAGGAAATGAAATGGAAGATTTATTAAGTTTAGCAAATGAATTAATGAAAGATGATAATTATAAGAAAACTAATTATACTGAAATACCTGATGGTACTTACAAAGCTATTATTGAGTCAATAGCATTAAAAGAATCACAAACAGGAAACACATATGTTAACTTCACATTAGTTATTACTGATGGTGAGTTCTCTGAAAGAAAACTGTTTGTAAATAGATTTTTAACTGAAGGTGCTATTAAAATCACAGTATCTCAAATCATGAATTTAATCAAAACTTGTGGTTATGAACTTGAAGGTGATATGTTCACTGACTATGAAACAATGGTTAATTGTTTACAATCTTTAATTGGTCAAGAGATTACTGTTACTAAGAAAACTAAAGGAGATTTCGCTAATTACACAATGGTTGGAGGTGCTGAATAATGAGTACTAGATATTTAAGAAGTTATGTTAAAACTTTACGCCTTAAAGCAAAAGAAATTTTAGCTGAATTACCAAACGCTAAAGTAACTGATGAAACTTATAGATCATTAATCGTTAACTTCAATAACACATATGCGACTATCCAAGAATTTGATGCTATCATCACTGAGTTAGAATCAAAACCTGAAGATACAAAAACTGAAGAATAATGATTGTATACGACTGGGAAACATTCCCGTTCAACTGGATGGTAGTGTTTAAAGAACTACCATCTGGTGAATACGTAAACATAGTCGATAATGTTGAAGAGTTAAAAGATTATATTACTAACCATATCAACAATAAGATATTTGTTGGTTATAACAACAAACAATTCGATGATATTGTTACAGCTGGAGTTTTCAGTGGTATAGAACCATATACAACAGCAACAGCTTTGATGGCTACTGAAAATAAATATAGTGTATATAAAGCATTGGGTATCAAACAATTACCTATGATGTCTGTTGATTTAATGCAAGATATCCTAGGTATGAGTTTGAAACAAGCTGAAGGATACATGAATCTATCTGTCGAGGAATGTTCAATACCTTTCGATATTGAAAGACCATTGACACCTGAGGAGATAGAAATAGTACTAAAATATTGTAAACACGATGTTGATAGTACTGAAGAATTATTAAGTAAAAGAAAAGATTATGTTGGTAGTAAATTAACACTTATTAAAATGTTTAATCTACCACTAACTGATATATCAAAAACAAACTCTAATTTATGCTCTACAGTATTAAATGCTGATAGAAAAAAGCATGATGATGAGTTAATATATGATATAATACCTCAAATAAAAATAAATAATCCAGTATATAAAAAAGTACTAGACTTATATGTTGGTCACGAATTAGATTATACTAAAACAATGAAACTCAATATATGTGGTCTAGAACATAAATTAGCTTATGGTGGTATTCATGCAGCTAAGGAAAATTTTATATATGAGGGAGAAATGTGGGATTCTGATGTTACGTCATTTTATCCTTCAATGATGATTAAATATAACTTTCATAGTAGAAATATCAAAGATAGTAGTATGTATAAAAACATTTATGATGAACGTGTTAAAGCTAAGAAAAACAAAGAAAAAGCAAAAGCTAATGCACTAAAATTAATTGTCAATACAACCTATGGTGCTATGAAAAGTAAATTTAACACATTGTTCGATCCTAAAATGGCTAATCAAGTATGTATAACAGGTCAATTATTGCTAATAGATTTGTTAGAGAAGTTAGAACCATATATAACATTAGTTCAGTTAACATAATGGCTGAAGTAAAACTCCTTTAAGGAATATCAATCCTGTGTATACACAATAAAAATAATGGTGTATATGCATCGGGGAAACCCATCAATAATAAGGGCAATCCCGAACCAAGCATAATAGAATAGGTGATATAATGAAACAATTAATAGATTTTCCAAATTATTACATTGATATGCAAGGAACAATTATTTATGGAAATATTATGAAGGTGTAGAGACTAAGTAGTAAGCCACCTATTGATACGGTGGTTGAAATGGGGAGAACGAGTTATCGTTAAGAGATAGTCCGAACTACGTTGGATGATAAACACGTAACAGGTTCACAAATACTGATGGTATTCTATATATACCACATAACAAAGAAAAAATACTTGAAATACTAGATGAGTGGCAAACACGTACTGGTATGGGTATGGAAACTGAAAAGTTTAAAAAAATATGGCAAAAAGATGTAAATAATTACATAATAGTTGATGAGAATGACAATATTAAGGTAAAAGGTGGTTATGTTGCACAATATGAGCCTTCATTAAGAAATAATGCTCGTATACTTGATATAGCTACTGTAGAATACTTTGTTAAAGGGGTTAAGCCAGAAGAAACAGTCAACAAAGCAACTGACATATTCTTATTCCAATATATAACAAAAACAGGTCGTACATACGATACGACATACTGGCAACATCAGGGGGCTGAGGTTGAAGTAAATAATGTAAATAGAGTGTATAGTAGTAAAGATACAACTGATGGCACTTTATTTAAAATAAAACGAGTAGGTAATATCACTCGTAAAGATAGCATCGCTAATCTACCTCCACACTGTGTAGTAGATAACGGAAACAAATTAACAATAGACCAAATAGATAAAACTTGGTACATTGATCAAGCGTATAAGAGAATACACGATTTTATGGAATAATCGGAGGTAATGAGTATGTTAACCAATAAAATGAAATATATAATTTGTGATGAAAATAAAGCACCTATACATTCATATGAAGATTTTAAATCATTAAGTGATGTTAAAGATGTAGACAATGTCGGCGTAGTTATAGATGAACCATATGTAATAGTCGATATTGATGACAACGTTGAGTTTGATATTGTGCATAAAATAATTCAAGATATGCATATCAAAACTCGTATATTGAAAACATCTCGTGGTGGTCATTTCTGGTTCAAGACGTTAGTTCCAATCAAAAACGAAACACATAAGAATACACCATTGACTGTTACTGTCGACATTAAATGTTGGGGTAAGAAAACAATGGAAATTGTTAAGAGAAATGGTGAATGGCGTGAATGGTTACAAGATGATGAAGATGTTGATGAAATACCATATTTCTTAAAACCTTTTAACTCATCAAAGCATTTCTATGGCTTAGATGATGGAGATGGTAGAAACAGTGATTTGTTTAGTACTATTATTCCATTAGTTAAAATGGGATTAGATAAAGAACAAGTTAAAGAGCTATTTTACATCATAAATCAATATATGTTCGCAACTCCACTTGATTATTCAGAAATAGATGCTATGTTAGATAAGAATGATATATTTGCTCAACCAAACTTTAAATTCTTTGATGGTCATACGTTCTTACATGATGTATTTGCTGATTACATGATAGAAACGTATAGAATTAAATATTTTGGTAAATCTATGTATATTTATGATGGTAGAGCTTATGTAAGTGATGAGGATTTGATTAAAGCTAAAATGGTAGAAGTTATACCCAGCTTAAAGATAGCACACATACATGAAGCATTTGAGAATATTAAATATAAAGTATTAAGTAGACCATCTAGTCTAGATAAAACATATGTTAATGTAAATAACGGATTATTATCAATAAACGATTTCACACTTATACCACATACACCTGATATATTCACAATCAATAAATTAGATGTTACTTATGATCCAGTCGCTAAATCTGATATTATTGATAAAACATTAGAATCATTATGTTGTGGTAGACAAGGTTTGGTTAACTTGTTATATGAAATGATGGGATACGTATTATATCCAACGTGTAAATATCAAAAAGCATTTATCTTATTAGGTAATGGTTCAAATGGTAAATCACTATTCCTTGAGATGCTACGAGAGTTAATTGGTGAAGAGAATTGCTCATCATTAGCACTAGAGGACTTAGGGGATAAGTTCAGAGCTTCTGAAATAGTTGGTAAAATGCTAAATATCGGTGATGATTCAGGTCATGGGTTACTGGAGAATACAGCAATATTTAAAAAGCTAGTTACTGGTGATAATATGACATTTGAAAGAAAAAGACAAGATCCTTTTAAATATTCCAACACATCAAAATTGATATTTGCAGCCAACTCATTACCACCTACAACTGATAAATCAGATGGTTTCTTTAGAAGATGCATTATAATACCATTTGATGGGGTGTTTAAACCGGGAGAACCTAATTATGATCCAGCATTAATTTATAAGGTTACTACTGATAACGCTAAGAGTTATTTATTGAACTTAGCATTAACTGGATTAAAGAAATTGAATAAAGATGAATACTTCGATGAAACTGACGACACAAAATTATTGGTAGCTACATATAATGCTGCAAACAATAGTGTAATATTATGGTTAAATGAACATTCTAAGAAATTCAATACATTAGCTGAGGCATATACATCTTATGTTGGCTTCTGTACAATGGGAGGTTATAAACCATACAATATGGGTAAGTTCAAACAAGAATACACGAAATATAAAAAAGACACTGAATAGTGTCTTTATTTTTTTGTACTTTTTTTCTTATAGCTGAATGTTCCATCACCATTGTCATTTAATGTGTATGTGTATTCATCACCTATTTTAATCACGTTTTTACCATTTGCATCAGTATATGATGTGTATTTATTATTATCAATGTAACTGTAAATATCACTGTAAATACGTTTGATTTTATCTTCTTGTTCTCTTATATCATCAGTACTTGATGCATAATCAGCTTTTAATGATTTTAGTACTTTTAGTTCTGTTCCTAATTCACCATATGATCTTTCATAATTTAATACTTTCCATGCGAAGTAATTTTCAGCATCTTCAGTACTATTGAATGATCCATCACTATTAGGTTTTAAATTTTCATACGCATCTTTCATGTTATAGTATCTACTGTTGTAAGATGATACAGTGTTTGTATCAGTGTAGAATTTAGATACCCATGGATTGATGTCTGTAGCACCATTAACATATCTAAATGTGTTATAGTAAATAGTACCGTATTGTTTTAATAAGTAATCAAATGTTTCCTTACTAACAACTTTACCATCACTATAAATAGCATTTCCATAATAATCCTCATTCTTCATTATACTCATGAAATTACTGAATGATGTACTACTATCTAATCCGTTGACACCAACTGAATCCCATACATAATTTACAGTATCTACTAATGGTAATTTATCTTCATCACGTATTGTAGTACCACTCATTATATCTTCAATTGCATCATATGCTCTCCAAATACGACCTTTTGGTATTTTAATAACACCATCACCAACTGGAATTATAATGTTATCACGTATTTCAGTATCGGATAGATTAGCTATTGCTTTTTGAGATTCTTCGTCATCATATAACTTTTTAAGTAATTCTCTACCTAAACCGAATATCAATGCTGTTTTAACAGCTTGAGTTACAGCTCGTTTAGCTGTTTTGCTATTTATAGGTGTTCCATATTTAGCCTTATTAATTGCTTCTTTTGCTAAATTAGTATATGGTGTTATAGTAGAATCGATAAATCTATTTACACCAGCAACACTTGATCCTAAGAATACTGTTAATCCAGCAGAATCTAATGATTTCCACAATGATCCAGTTTTACTAAAGTCTGTAGTTCCCTCATTAGATATTCTCATAGCCTCTTCTATTGAGTAACCACTTTGTAATGCTGTTTTGTATAACGCATATCTAGTTGTTAATTCACTTACTTCAAGTGCATTGTTCATTTTGTTTATAGCATTTTCTAATGGTGTTTTCTTTTGTATGAAACCTTTTTTATCAGTTTGAGTTAACGTTTCACCTCTATTAGCCATAAATGTTTGATATTCTGGAGTGTTATTTTTAGCATCTATGATAAATGCTCCAAATTCATTTTTCATGAATCGCATTGTTTCTCTACCAGTGAACTCACTATTGATAATAGCATCTCCAAAGTCTCTTATGAAGTTAGAACCTTGCCATGGTAAGTTTAATTTAGTTAACATGGCTTTTTGTATACTAGCTTTTTTAGCCATTACTTTACCTAATTTAGATTGTCTAAATGCTCTAGCCCATTCATCAATACCATTCATAGCATCATACATATTTCTTGATATTTTCAAAGTTTTATTTACAAGTTGACCATTTTTACCTGTTCCCAAATAAGCCATTGTATATTGACCATCAACGAAGTTCAAACCTTTAGTCTCATTAGAACCATTTTCTACATCATCTGTTGTTTCAATATTATCAATATCTGTTTCAGTAGGTGTAGTATCAATTTGCTTCATATAACTTTCAGCAACAGTTCTTCTAAAGTCATTTTCAATCATTTTAGCATAATTACTAAATGTTCTTTCAGCTAGTGATTGATCTAATGGTTGTATGTTATATCTTTCAGCACCTTCAACTCTACCTTTTAGTTTTCCAACTGGTATATCAGTGCTGTTTGACATACCTGTTCCTGTTTTAACTACTTCACGAGTTATTGGAGAATACCATGGATTTAAGTTATAGAAATAATCTGCTGTATTTACTTTAATGAATTTACCAACAGTAGCTTCTTTAATTTCCTCATCTGTCATTTCCATGATTTCTTTAGCTACATCTTTTGTTATAATAGTATACTCATTCATTACACCACTTGATATTAATTGTTTATTCATAGCATAATTATATTCTGATAATTTAGGTATAAGATCATTTTTAATAACAGATACTAATTCAGGATATTCTGTTTCAATATCGTTTATCAACTCAATATTATCCTCAATACTATTGTCTGGGAAGATATTGTTTACATACTCCTCACTAAACTGTGAACTATAATCTCTATGATTTATTTTATCAATTGTATCTTGTTGTAATCTTAGGTAATAATCGGCTGTTGTACGTAAATTATCTGGTAAGTTAGTATATGCTTCTACAGCTTTACTACCTGATAAAGTGTTCATCCAATTACCCTTATAATCAATCATATTTGAACCGAAGAATGATTGAGCAGCTATATTATTTTTGTGATTTCTTCTACTCAATGCATTTATTATGTTATTATTGCCATTAGCTTTGTCTATTTTTCTCAAACTAGCATACATATCTAACAATCGTTGTTTAATTGCTGTAAGTCCTTCTTTTTCTTTGCTTTCGATAACTTGTTTTTTCTTATTTAATGCATTTCGTGTATCTTCTAATTCAGTGTATTCCTCCATAGTAACTTTTGCATTTTTATTAAGTTTATTTTGTTGCTCGTTGTATTCTTTGTTGAACGCACTGTTTTTTGATTTAATAACTAATGCATCACCTATGATTTCACCTTTTAAATCTTCATCATCAAAATCTTCTTCATCGAACATATCCATGTATTCATTAGCATCGTTAGCAAACATTAATTCTTCATCAAGACCGATAGCCTCGTCCATTACAGCATTACCTGTTATTGCAGCATCGTTTTCAACTTTAATTTCTTTTGCTGTTTCTTCAACCACTGGTATTTTAGTTAAATCTGGTTTCTTTTCAACCACATTATTTGATACTTCTTGGTGTATGTTGTATTGTTTTTTCAAGTTTTCATAATATTCAATGGTATCCATACCTTTAGCAACATTAGTATTATATTCTTCTAATACTTTAGCAACTTCTGCTTCTTTTAGGGCTTTAGTTGATTTAGAAGCTATTGATTTTTCTACCTGTTTTGTTTTAATTTCCATTTGCATTTTCTTAACATTAGCTTGTCCCGGGTTAAACATATCATCGGTATCTTTGTTAAGTGCTGCTTTTTCTAATTGTTTTTTAGCTTGATATCCTTCTTCTAGTGCAGCTATCGTTTTATCCCCACCGTTAGCACGATATTTATTGTATTCTTTTTGTGTTTCTTTTAAGAACTCAGCTTTTATTTCACCAGTATATTTATTTGCATTTTTATATGCCTCTTCTATTTTACTAAATGATTCAGTTAATTCAGTAGGCGTAACTTTTGATGTTTCTTTTGTTGTTGATAATTCTTTCTTCGTTGTCTCTTTTACTTCTTTTTTAATTCCTTCAATCTTTTCTGTTCTAGTTTCTTTCTTTTTAGTTTCTTTCTTTTCTACTTCTTGTTTTTTAGTTTCTTTTTTTTCTACTTCTTGTTTATTTAATGTTTTTTTACCATCTTGTCTATTTCTACCCATTAATTCTCTAGCATCATCAGTTGATATATCTTTGTTTTTTGCATTTTCTTTTAAAATAGCATCTATTTCAGTATCTGTTTTTGGTGAAAGATAAACTTTATTACCCTTTTGTTTTATATTATATAATTCGGGATATAATATAACTTCTCTACTTCTGTTCCAATATTCTCCTTTAGTCTTATACCTAGGATCAGCCGTTTGTGTTGTAAACGTTACTGGGGTATTAGTATCAACATATATATCGTATACTGTTCCATTTTTTTCTCTAGCAGCATACCCTTTTTCAGCAACTTCCTTAGACATAGTTGATGAACGAACTATACTATCACTGAAGATTTCATCAGCTTTAGCACCACGATGTAATAATAAAGGCTCGTTTGTTCTAGTTACTGTTTCTTGCATATTATTAACCAGTTTTCTCATCAAATCATCTGATCGTTTTTGTTCACCCATTGTACTGTATAAATTAACGCCGTCATTTGATTTTGCATCAAATTTAGCAGTTACTTCTTGTGGCATTTTATCTTTTGAATAATCATATTCGTTGTATGTTTTACCATTTACAGTTTCTTGAGCAGTAGCTGTAGTGTTAGTTGTAACTTGTGTTGCTGGTTGTGTTGCTTTAATTTGTTGTGTTTCAACATTAGCATTAGCTTTTCTAGTATTTACATCTATTGCTGTTTTTGTTGGTAATTTACCCTTGTTTATATCTATATCAGATTGTATAGATGTTGGTTTATCACCTTTAGCGTTTTGATTAATTGATGAAGATTTAGATGCTTTAGTTGCTGCTCTTATACCTCTCAAGTTAGGTGAATCAAGTGTACCACCTATTGCAGCACCAAGTAAACCACTTTCAAGTACTCCACCCCAGAAATCTTTAGTTCCATATTGTGATAGTGAATCAGAACCTTTATAAACAGTTTGTGTTAATGGGTTAACTAATTCTGCTATAACTTCCTCAGCACCTTCACCAATAACATCTTTAATATAATTCTTTACAACTTCTTTTCCTGTAGCACCTTCAATTTTCTTTAAACCCGGTATACCACCACTTATTTGTTCTGTTGCTAATTCAGTACCAGCAGTTAACAAACCATATAATGTTGATTTACCAACATCGCCAGATTCACCAAATGCCTCGTTATATCCACTAGCAAATGATTTACCACCTAATGCAACATTGGCTGCTGCTTTTCCAGCTGCACCACCGATAGCAATAGTCGGTATCATTTCACCAATACCTTGAACTAATTTACCACCGAAATTTTCATCAGTAATATAACTAGATTTGTTTAAAACATTTTTATTATACAGATTAACATTTTGATTTAAGTATGGGTTTGTTTCATAGCCACCAGCTTTATTTATAGCTGCATTTGTTAGATCCCATCTCGCAAACTCAGACATACCTTCTGCAGCATCTTTTTGTCCAACTAATCGTAATGTACCTGCTGCTATTTGTGTTGGTAAGTCAATAAATAATCCTTCTGCACCTTTTAATATACCTTGACCGAATAGTTGTGTACCACCACTAACAGTACCTAAAACAGTCTTTTTGGTGTTATCAGTAGTTATACCATTACGTCTTTTATCATAGTCTTTTAATGCATCATCTAATAGTGACATTGTATTCACATCCTTCCATCAATCAAAAGGTCTTAACGACCACCGAAAGATCCACCATTACCTGATTTATACTTCAAATTATTTATTTGTTTTAATAATTTTTCAGCGTCAGTTTCTGTTAATCGTTTATCATAATATGCTTGTGAAATTGCATCACTCATTGATGTTTTTATAGCAGCGAGACTGTTATCTTCTGCTTTAGTGTACAAGTTGTCATATTTTGAAATAGTTGATAATAATCTATCATATAAACCTTCTTCTGATGTTGCGTTCATACCTAATAAACCAAGTATTTTGTTGTATTCAGCATCACTCATTCTTCCGTTAGCCTTATCATCATCTAGTAATCTTCTTTTTTCAGTAACTGACATATCTGAGCCAGATAATTGATTATATCTAGTTTCAGCGTATGATCCTAACCCACTTGAACTTGCCTTTGCAGATGCACTAGCAGAAGCCTTAGAAGCAGCTAATTGTCTATTTCTATAGTCATTTTCCCATTGTTGTTGAGCCATTTGATCTTGATATTGTAAGTCGGCTAAATAGTTGTTATATGCTTGAGTATAATATTTATCAGCCATAGTTTGTTGATTTTGTTTAGCACTTGCTAAAGCTGCTAAATAATCACTAGCTAATTGTCCTGATGCAACGTTATATTGACCTCTAGCATCGTTTAATTGATTAGCTAAATCAGCTAATTCATCAGATCTTTGTTGTTGTAATACAGCTTTATTTTGTCCGTAAGCTGTTTCATTCAACATACGTTGGTTGACACCAAATCCTTGTGTAGATACACCTAATTGTGATAACTGTTCATCTAATGCTCTATCAGCCATTAATTTGTTTAAATAAGCTGCTTGTGCATCAGTACTGTATCTTTGATTTACAGTATCTTGTTGTCTTGCTATTTGATCATACAAGGTATTATACTTATCAGCAAGTGCTTGTTGATCAACCTTGTTTTTTGCAGCTAGATCATCAGTCAAATAGCTTAAACTGTTTAAATATTCTTGTTTAGCATTAGTTGCGTATTGCCTAGCTCTTTCATCGTAAGTAGCCATTAAAAATCCCTCCTAAATAGTGCATAGTGCACCCATTCTACTGTAATATAATTATATCACATTTTTATAAAATAATCAATAAAAAAGGAAGATTATTTTAAATCTTCCATAGCTTTATTTATCTTTTCTTGTAATTGGTCTATTTGTGCTTTTAAATCTTTATTGATAAGCAACTCTTTTTCATAAAGTTCTTTGTAATCAACTGAAGGGTCTTCTTTTGTTAATTTATCAAGTTGATTAGTCCATGCACTAGGAAAATACTCGTGTGTTTCTGGATCAGCTAACGCAACACTATTTCCTTGTTTATATCTTACATAAGCCTTTTCCCCTTTTTTAAGTGTATATTTACTTTCTCTATATTCTGTTGTTGTATATAAATTTATATCTTCTTTAGCATATACATAATCTCCTATGTTAAACACTTCTCCACTCTCCTTATAAGGTAATTGTACTATACCTGTAATGTATTTTTTGTTTCTTGTTTTTTGAGCAACACAATTCTCTTTATAATTTCCATTTGATGTATTTCCTTCAACACATATTAAATTATCACCACTTAAACTTTTGACAATTCCAACGTGTTCCATTCCACCTTTTGTTTCAGGTGTCCAGTCAAATACAACTAAATCACCAGTTTGTGCTTTAGCATAGTCATTACACCAATAACCGTTATCTTTAGCCCATTGTACTATTGATGGAACAAATCCAAATCCACCAATATATTTTTCTTTAGTACAACTATCTAACCAATCACAACCTAAATCATGTTTTACAACATAATCTATAAACGCACCACACCATGCGTGTTGTAAATTATTACCCCAAAACCATCTTGTGATATCATTAGGATTAGGATATGGCGTTGGTTTGATATAACTACAAGCCTTATTTACTAATTCTTCTCTAGTCATATTATTCTCCTTTTTTCTTCCCAAAATTACTCAATCCATTAGCACCTAATGATATTGAAATAGAACTTAAAATGTATAATAAAATATCTTGTGCTGCAAATGTGCCTAATACTAAGTTAGTTGCTATCAACAGAATCAAGCAAATAATAAAACTCCAGTATTTTGTTGGTATGTTCTTGATAAGTGGTAATTCTTTAGTGAACTCAACTACCATAAAAACAATAGTAACGAATGAAGCATAAGTAGTTAGAACATCCCATGTAATAAATTGTTCCATATCTATACCTCCTTTATATTATCATTATACCACAAAATAGCTAAAAAATCAATTAAAAGAGAATGTCAGCTAACTATCCAGACATTCTCTACTTGTCTATTTCTACAATCGAACGTGTCATATATTATCCCATTTTTAGAGCATACAATATGACCACGCATTGTAATCAGTAATGTGTTATAAGGAAACATACCAGAAACTTGACCAACAGTGCCATAAATGTCATCTAATCTTTTATACGTTCTATCTAAATATCCTCTAACAAATTCACGTTTATCTAATAAAGTACCTTCATATTGTGCAATATCACTTAAATAATCATACACATAATCCCACGATTTATTAGTAGCACAAGATATTGCTCTAATAACGCAGTCATCTTCATACCTATTAAGTGCATTTGCATTATAATACTTATACATTATCTCATACTTCTTTGTAATGTCTCATTTAACATTTGTTTTTGTTGTTGAGAATCGGCTTCTTCGTGTAATACTTTGATGAAGTCTTCTAATGCTTTCACCATGTAATGAAATGACCTATCGGTTTCTTCTCCTGTACCATATCTTTCACGACTTTCCATATATCTTCCATATTCTCCAGCCATTCTATCCATTTCTTGCTCACCACGATATTTCATATCATACCCACGACGTCCATAAGAACCGTCACCATAAGCTCCATAATTACCATAATTATACCCATAATTATTACCATAACTGTCATATCCCGGTCTTCTTCCATAATTCATACATTTATCCTCCTTTGCCATGTGTTTTATTTTACTTAACTTATATAAATATTCTAAGTTACTTGTGCTGATACCTTGATCCATCACTTGTTGGATTTGTTCTTCAACTTTTTTTAATACCATATCTTCCAAACTAATCACTCCCTTTCTTCAAGTAGTTAATTATAGTGTTGTTTTGTTCTATTATTTTTTCTAAATAATCCCTATTTTGATGCTGTAATTCATTCATTAAATCACTATTGTTATAATCCTTAAAAAGTATTTCAAGGCTTAATGCTTGTAATAATAAAGATGTTACATCAATAGTATTATTTTTCATTACGCAACTCTTTTAATTGCTATATTTGCATTTTTAACAATAGGTATTTGAGTGTCTGTTGCAGTACCATCATAAGTGATAGTTGGTACACTTCTTACAGTTATACTTACTGTACCTCTACCACAAACTCTTATATATTTTGTTGATGAAATATTAGTATATATACCAACTGTTACAGGTGTATCCATTTCAGTTCCTGATAATTGTGTGCCATCGGCAAATATAGCAAATGCGACATTACCAGCAGTAGCACTTGTAACATTAGCATTGAAATCTACTTCATAAATACCACCTGCAACAATATTAAATGTTGCTTGACCCTCATTATGATTTAACCATCCCCATTGACAATTAGCACTATTTGTTCTTAAATCAGTGTCAGAGAAAGTTATAGGTGATGTATTAGATGTTAAAACTAATTCTTGTTCTTGTAAACTTTGTATCATTTCATATCTCCTTTCTTAAACAAAAGAGAATAAGCCCTTGCTTATTCTCTTATTTAGCAAGTTCTCTATTGAGATTGTCTATAAGACATTATGCTATTAAACTATAGTATTTCCGTAGAAACCATTTCCATAAAATCCATTATATAAACTTGTGTATGGACTTGATACTAGATAACTAGGTATTGGATATGGTCTTACTTGATTTACTATTGATGCACCTATACCATTAGCTGTAATAGTGTTTTTCAAGTCATTTACTTGTGAGCGTAAGTCATCAATAGTATTTTGATTCATTGCATCTAGGATTTTTTGAGTATTTTCAATTCCTTGAGCTCTTAATGTGCAGCAACACTCATCCATTTTAGCTTGTGCTTGTAAAGCTGTTGTCAATAAATTAGTATTTAATTCATTAGTTTGTGTTAAAATATCTCGTTGTGTATTATTTGATGAACTTAAAATACTATTTTGAATACCCATGTTACCTGTTAAAATATCACTTCTAACATTACATAAGTTTGTAGCAGCATCACTGAATCCGTTAGATAATGCAGTTAACACTGATTGTGTACCACCAGTAACGTCTCTTTGAGTAAATTCACTTGAGATATAATCAGTAGTAGCAAGATTATTGTATCCATTACCACCGAATCCACCCCAACCATTATTACCAAATAATAATGCTAATAGAACTAATGCCCAAATACCGTCGCCACCAAATGCACCACCAAATGCACCGTTATTATACATAGGATATGCAAAGCCATTATTTGTTGCTAAATCAACTGTTGGAACTATTCCTTGTGTACCGTTCATGATGTCTCCTTTCTATAAACCTATTGCTAGTTTATAGATTTATTGGAAGATACATAACTAGCATATATCCTCCAATAAGTCTATAACTTAGACTTATCTCATTTGTTGAAAAAGTTTATTCCATTCTTGCTGTTGTTGTGGATTAAAATTATTTGTTATCTTATTCAAATATTCCTGTGGATTTTCGTTATTCTTTCTTGCTTGTTGAAATTGATTATACGCTTGTGGATTCAACCTCTTTAGCTGCATCTCTAGTTGATTCATCATTCCATTTGGTATCTGTTGCAATTTCTGTTGAAGTAACATTTGTATCATGTTGTTCATTACGTATCAATCCTTTCTTTAATTCATCTATCTGTGCCTGTAATAATTCTATTTGTATGTCTTTTTCATCTTTTGGTATAATTTCATTTAATTCGTATGTTTTTATATCACCTTTAGTGTTTTTTATCCACACAACACTCATGTCTTTACTGAAATATGGCGTATCTCCTAATACAATGTTTTTATGAACCTCATCAATAGATCCAGCATATCTGATCAAGTCACTTGTTGTAGGAGCTAATTGAAAGTTTTGTGTTAAATTTGTCGGTTGTACCGGTTGTTGTGGTATTTGTTGTTTCATCTTTTCAAGCTCAGCAATTTGTCCATTTATCCTATCAATACTCGCTTGTGGATTATATACATTTATATATGGATTGTTATACATTCAAACTCCTCCTTCAATATAAGAAAAAGAGACACAATATGGCTAATGATATATTAGTATTAGTCATGATTGTGCCTCCCTCCGTATGTTTACCAATGTAGAGAACCCATAATATTACCTCTACAACTAAAGTATACAATTTTAACCATGTACAAACTGATACACAATACAAAAAAAGAAACTAAATTAGTTTCTTAATTTCATTATTTATTCTATTTAGCATCTTTCGTATCCCTGCCTCAGTATAATTGTATTTGTATGATAAGTTCAAAGCTGCTTGTTTCTTTATGAAATAATCATAAGCTATGGAATATTTAACACTATCTTTATCAGTTACTTTCAATATTGTTTCATTAAATATATCTGTAGGCATACCTTTATATAGTGGTTTATATGCTTTCTTTACGAGTTTAGATGTTACGTAGGATAAACCTACACCCAACATTATTGGAACTACAATACTAATTCCTAGAGGTGTTGTTATTCTGTTAAGAACATAATATGCCAAATTAGATACTATAAAACAATGACCCATGTTTGATAGATGAAACGCCTTACCGAACACACCCTTAGATAACCAAAACGATGTCAATATAAATATGCATTCTATTAGAGTATGGTTAAGCGTAGCTATCAATAATACTATAAGTATCGTTCCAATATTCCAGATGAAACTTAGTATAAAATAAATAATATAAGTCAATTTAGTTTCTTTATCTAAGCTTTTAAACTTATGCGATTTTCTTTGCAATTCTTTTAGCAATATCGACAAGTTTATCTTCTTTAGCAAATAGAAGCCATGATGTAGGCATATTATCCCTCCTTTTCTAATCAATTCACACCATATCAATAACATCACAATATAATCTATATTTAATATTAATGATAGTGTAAAGCTATATTCAGTAATACTATTATTTCTTGTTATTAGACTTACGGCTTGTAAAATAGTATTCATTATCAGAAACTTTACCGATTCTTTGAGTTTAACACTATGCATTTTAAAATGTAATATTAAAATGGTAAATGTTATTAAATAGTAAAGTGATTCCAATCCATACTTGAATAGGAAGTAAGATACAAACGTATTAACACTTGTTGTAAAACAAACAAGTAGCATTTTAGGTTTGCTCTTAGACACTATATAAGTATATAAATATAGTTGAAAAGCTAATAATATAAATTGTACTATATTATTAATAATTGGTATATTTACTTTATTATCTATAAAAATAATAAACGCATTATTATAGTCTAGACCAAAGTAATCTAATCCAACTATCTTCATTATAAATATAATGAGCAATACAAACAGATACACTTTTAAACTCGCAGTTAAATATTTATCATAATCTTTAAACAACTTGATCACCTCCTAACATAAAACGTCATATCAAGCACTTGATATGACGTAGTATAATACTTTTCAGTTTATTTGTCAACACTATTTGTTCTTTTTCGTTTAGATTTGTTTTTTTGTGCTCTTATATATTCCATTTCACTTGTTATATAAGAGTTGCAATGCATTGTATCATGATACTTACTATACAATTCCTCGATGTGTTGATAGTCTGTTGAGGTTCTAGTTAAACCATTCCTTAAACTACCGGCAAATTGTAAAATTTCGTATCTGATTCTATCTCGTTCGTTTTCATCGACTTTTTTATCAATTTCTTTTATCTGTTCCTTCAGATCGTCAATCCCTAATAATTTGCCCCATAATTTTCCAAACCATGTTATAGGATTCCATTTCACAGGTGATATTTCAATGCCTATTAGTAGCAAAATACTTACTAACACACTGTGATAATGTAACCATTCTTGTATCAATTCTTGCATTGTTTACTCCTTTCTAATAAATTACTACTTTTATCTATAATAAACATATAGTTTTGATGAATTAGTAACACCTGGTGCGTATTCTATTGCTATTTCATTAGTTGTAGGATAATATCTTACATTACCTGCGTATACACTTGCACTACCAGCACCACCACCATTTGCCGAACAAGTTACACCAAATTGTGTTGCACTGATAGGTGACTCAGTAAAGCCTTTTAATATAAATGTTTGACCTGTTCTTGTTGTACTACCATCAAATAAGACTATACATCTCAACTCTTTCCAACCTGTTGGGAGAGCTATTTTAGTTTGTCCTGTTGCAGTACCAAGATAAACCCATTCGTTTGTTTCGATAGTTAAATTCCCACTACCTAATATACTTGTATTGTTTATTGTTTTAATATTTGTTCCACTTACCAAAGCATCTTGCTTACTATTCCAATTAGAAATATTGGAACTAGTTATACCATGTGCTGCACTAGCTATAAACACAGGGTCAGTTTCAGTATAGCTTTGTAAAGCTGTGTCAGCTTTACCTAACGACGTTTGTACAGCACTAGCTAAATCTGTTTTAGGTATTCCAGTATTAGGTTTAGCATATTTACCGGTATCAACATCGTAAATTCCTGTTTCTATATGATTTAAGTCGGTAGCTAATATAGGTGTTTCACCATCAACCCATGTTTTCTTAACGTATGCCATTATTATTCACTCTCCTTTTCTTTTTTCTTAACATTTTTGTATAATTCCATATTTTCTTCTCTTTTATATTCTTCCATATTTTTTGCTAAATCCTGTTGTGCTATATTGTTTACTTCTATTACTATTGATTGAATTATATTGTTTAGTAAGCAAGAAGGTAGGTTATACCTCTTACTTACTTCATTTATATTGTTTACTATCTCATTTTTAGATAGTTCCATTGCTACATCTATTTTCATAATTGTTCCTCCAATTTTTCAATTTTATTTTGTAGTGATTTAATCATTAATAATGATAATTTAAAATATGTGTCTCTGTCCCATTCTTTATATTTAAAATTATAACCATCTTTTTTAGGATTAAAATCTTCTGCATCTAAACCTTTTTTATAAGCAATTAATTTATTACCTTTAATTTTTCCGTATCTATCATAATTTAATATATATTTTGAAAGAGTATTTGTTTCTTCTAATTCATCAATTATAAAACCAAAATCGTGTTTATTTTTTTCTTTAATTCCATCATATTTATAATCATATTCATAAATATTCATATTTTTCATATCTTCATATATGTCATCATATTTTATTTTTTCTATATTAGTTTTTAAATTTTTTGTTGATGGATAACCACCTGTTTTTGTTGCTATTTGATAGCCTTCACCACTTCCACCACACATAACATAATTTGTTGCTGTTAAAACTAAATTACCATCAGCACTTGATAAACTTATATTTCCCCTTTGACTTCCAGCAGAACCTTGACTACTTGCATTTCTAAAAGAAATACCACCAGAACCATAAGCAATATTTAATGCGCTAACATAAGGGCTAGATGTTGTACCTGTTGTTAAAAAACCACCACTTGTAGTTAATTCTGCAAGTCCAGAACTACTTACTTTAAAATAACTTCCTATTGAAATAGATACACCACTTATGCTTCCACCACTAATTCTATTTGCCGACATTGTACCAGAAGTTATTTTACTTGCACTTAAATTTGGTATTCTATTTACATTCAAAGTTCCTGCTGTTATATTATCAGCATTAAGATTAGTTATTGAAACATTTGAAGCATTAATTGTTCCACTCGTTATATTGTTAGCATTAATACTTTGTGCTGAGAAATTAGTAGTAGTAATAATATCACTTGAAACCTTACTAGCAGTGATTGCACCTGTTGCTATTTGGTCGGCAGTAATAGTTCCTGTTGTTATTTTATTACCATTAATAGTTGTTGTTGTACCATTGTTGATAGCAGTAATAACACCATTGATATTTATTTTACTAGCATCTATTGTGGCTGTTTCAGATGTCAAATTAATACTTGCTATAACAGATGGTTTACCAACATAGTTTTCACTAACTGATAAATTAATTTGATCAGCTTTAGCATCAATTTCAGATGTCATTTGTGCTGTCGTACTATAATTATTATAAATATAATCAACACGTAAATTGATGTTATCTGCAGTTTCTGATATTGCAGAGGTCATCTCAGCTCTTGTTGGGAATTGTGTAGTATATATGTTACTACCCATCAATCTAGCAAATATATACCCGGCAGTATATCCAACTAATGAAAGCGTATAATCACCTGTCGTTAATGGTATAGACGGATATGGTGTGATGGTTATTTCGTCAGGTTCAGCTAATTTATAAACTGTTCCATCCGAATTATATTCTACTCGTTTTATGATTTTACATATTTCAGAATCATAATCTAAAATAAATTCATCATAGGTTTCCGTATCAAAATATAGCAGATCGTACGGTAATTCATAATCGTATACTATTTCATCAGTACGTGAATTATAAAAGCGTAGCGTTCTCTTTTTCAAAATCGTAGCGTTACCCGGAAATAAAGTACTAAACGGATATAAATAGCTAATATGATTACCAATAGGATGGATATTTAACGCTATCGGCTCACTTTCGTTAACATTATCCAAATCGAGTGATGCTGTTGTTCTTTCACCACTAACTGTAATATCAGCTATATTCTGTATTTTATCATCCAAATCCACAACTGTACTCTCAACATTTGATATTCGTGTTGAAAACTGAGAATCCGATAATTCTAATGCACCAACACGAGTATTGATATTAGTTGTTGTATCTTGTAATTCTCCTAGTTCACTGTCTAGTGATGTAACTGTTTCCTGAGTAGCATACGTACTAGAAACTTCTGCCAATATTGAATTTTCGGTTTTCTGTAATTTAACATTAACAGAATCTTCTAACACATCGGTTCTTCTATCGATTTCAATACGTGAATAAACTTTTGGTTCACTTATTAAGAATGTTAAGTCGATAGTATTTGGTGTCCAATCAGTTTTGTTATATTCTGTATTGCTGACACTTGTTACTACCCAATCACCAACATGAGCATAATCTGGAATATCCTCCACTGGTGTTGTTTCATCTATCAACCATAAATCGTGTGCGTCATACGTCGTAGGTTTAGTATTAAAAATATTTTTATGACCTGTGTTTCTATTCCATGTATTATCACTAACCGTTGTGTTTTTCCAACTATATGTAATTGGGTTTGTGTTGTTTCTAACGTACACTTTAGCTTGTGTACCATCCAACCAATAATCATATACGTGTTGCTCTTTATCAACATACGTTAGCCAGTTAACGGATGGGTCAGAATCGCTCACAAATGATTCAATTTTATGATCATACACTTGTGCAGCCAAACCATCAACTATTATGTCACCATACTCATTAACCAAGTTATCATACGGTGTCCTATCAATGATCAGCGTCCAATCATTAGGATTATAGTCGCCTATAAGTCTCTCAGTAGTACACACATATAAACTACCATTAGTATCCGTCCATGTGTCATTACGATGATATGGTGGAATAGGTTGAGAGCCAAAGTTTTTAGAATATGTCTCTGACTCTTCATCATTATCTTCACCGATATATTCTTTTAAGTATCCTAATGTGACATAGTCCTCATCATATACGGGATTTTTATTGATATCCATATTAATCACCCCTATACTTTCCAGCTATTCTATATTCAGCAATAACAGTGCTAAAACTACATCTAGTATCAGTATCATTATCAATTGCTAATTTTACACTCATTATCTTACTTATTTTTTCTTTTTCTTGGATAACTTTAGGAAAACCATCAGTACCAGTATATGTACTTGTTGACACTAGATGTGAACCATCAGCATCAATATATGATAGCTTAACAGTACTTGATCCAACTGGATTATGATGTACAAATAGTTTACGTATTGTCTTAGCATTTACATAATTATCTAAATATAAGAAATTACTTTCCCAATGAACAACAACTGGTTGATTTAAAGCTGTTCCATTCACAACAAATTTATCAACATAATCGCTATCCCACGTTCTTAAATTACCTTCAATATCTCCCCAATACAACTCATTATTCCATGTAAACCACACCCTAACAGGCATATTGTCAAGATAAAACCATTCATATTGATATGAACTTAATGAATTTTGCTCTCTACTTAAAAATCTCTTATCTGCCATATACACATGACTGTTTATAGCTAAATAATATCTTGTTCCATGAACCACAGCTACAGCGTTACTCAAACCTATTTCATCCAATAGTTTACGTTTAACATAATAGCTTCTTTCTTCTGCAAATTTCTCATTAGTTGTACTAGCATTTCCTATAATTGAATATACACCTAACTCACTCAAAAATACTGGGTCATTTAAGAAGTTAGCACAACATTTATCGTTTATACAACCAACATTCTTAACGCCACTAGATAATGGGAATATTTGCATACCACCCATAGTATTATAAGTTCTATAATAAATAGTACAATCAGTATCACTTAATCTCTTATGTATACCTAATGTTCCATCACCAATTCTACTATAACCAACGATTGGTTCTGTACCTATTTTAGCATAATTATCAACAGGGAAATAAGTAAAATCTTCAACATAACTGTACCAATCAACATTAGGGAAATCAGCATTACCAGATAAGAATAATCTGTTATTATTACCACCATAACCAAATAGTGTTCCAAATGTACATTTATTTATGTAATTTGTAATATCATTAGCTTTAAATTTAATAAATATATTATCTCTACCCGTATCTACTGATGGCTGTGGGGCAGTAGTAAATGTTACTTTACCATTATTTTTATCCCATGTAAAATCTAAAATACTTGATATAGTTCCATCATCATTTAGTTGCGTAATAACTGGTGTGTCGTTAGTCCAATTACTACCATTGACGTAATATTCAGTAGATGTTCCATCAGCTAAGAATTGATTTATTCTCCATGCACTTAATTGATTTAAACCATCTACAACTTTTCCACCTGTGCCGTCAGGTTTTCTACCAGCAGCTGTAACAGGTACATATCCAACATCTTCTAACGCATCTACTATCCAACTATTATCAACTTTATGATATATCAATGCTTTAAAACCATCTAATATGATTAATGATCCATTATAATAGAAACCACTAGACTTAACATCTGCTAAACCAGTTCTAATCCTTACTTTAAGTGTGAAACTTGAATTAACCTCATATAATTCAGTACCACAATGAACAATGAACGTATCATTATTTGCATCAACATTCCATACACCATTTATTTTATCATTATTTACATTAATTAAGATCTTATGACCATGTCTACTTTCCAAAAAACCGTTGTTGTTAACAAGATTTGTCATACTAGGACTTCTTCTGTTATCAGCAACGGTATCGTTATAGTCGACTCCTAGAAGATCAGTTAATGTATATAAATAGCTTTTTGGTACTTTTGGTATTTTATAATTAGCCATTTATTTACCTCCTCCTACAACCAACCTTTAACATCCACAAAATGAATATCAGTAGGTTGCTTTCTCATGTTTTCTAATTCTGTCTCAAATTCATTACGATAATATGTAGCTAATGAAATATCATCATCTTTATATAACTCACTAGCGATATATAAAGGTAAAATATTTAACATATCTATTGGAGCATTTATTATATAAGTATCTAATGTTGACTTAGTTATTCTAGGACTAGAATTATAAGAAACAACAATTGTATGATTATCGTAAATATCTTCTGGAATATATAAGTATATATTATCTCTAAGAACATAACCTTCATATTGCTTACCATCAACATATACATTTTCTAGTTGAATGTAATTTGTTAATGTAGCAGCAATATTAAAGCAGTAAAAACCATCAATAGGATAAGTTTCAACAACTTCATTTGAAGTATTCTCTTCTTCGTTTGTTTCTTCAGTTTCTTCACTTTCTTCAGTATTCTCATCAGTTGCTTCTTGGTTTATTTCTTCAGTAGTCTCATTACTTGCTTCTTCACTATCATCTTCAAGTTGTAAAACACTACGACTTATAATTGGTTTACCCCTTGTAGCCATAATCACTAAACCTTCAGTAGCTGCATCAGGCATAGCATCTAAATAAGTAATATATTTTTTATCTTGTTTCATAGTAGGTAAATCAGTAGCTGAAATAGCTGTCGTATTTACAAACATTTTACGAATACTAGCTAACTGTATGTCTGCCCATGTCATATTATCATCTCCTATTTTATCTTTGGCAGGAAAAGTAAGAATCGAACTCACATCAACGGTTTTGGAGACCATTGTTTTACCATTAAACTATTTTCCTATAGAGAAAGGCTTTCGCCTCTCAATTATTTTATAAGTTTAGCAACGCCATCAGCATTATAATAAATACCAGTTGTTGATTTTGCTAATGTAGCTCCAGTATCTGTTGCACTACATTTAATTGTAGCAGCATTAGTACTATCACCGTTAGCAACAACGAATAATGCACCATTTGGTAAGTTAACAGTTAATATTTTTGTAGCTGTTACAGAACTTAATGTTATTAAGTTTTTACCAGCAACAGTAGTATCAGCTGTTAAAGCAACTGTTTGAGGTGTCATTATTAAGTTACCATAAACATCGCCTTGAATGTTTCCACCGAAAGCTCTTGCTCTTACAGCATCAGCGTCTACATATGTAAATTTTGTGTATTCCATTACTAGCACCTCCTACTATAATTCAGTAGCACCAGTTACACCACCGACAGCGATTTCTCTCCAATCGTTAGCACCACAAACGAAACGAGCTCTACCAGACCATACATTGTTACCTGTATTTTCATCAACCCAGCTTCTCATTGTTAATGGGATACGATCCATGAAGATTAAACCATTGTAAGCGTCATTATATTTACTATCATAGATGAAGTAAGGTTTATCATCACCACTAAGTACACCGTTTAGGTATGGGTTAACGATAACATTCCATCTACCATATTGATAGTTGAATCCATTGTTAGCTGTTTCTGGTGATTTGTCAGCACCGATTGCAGCAAATACTGTATTCTTTAATGTAGCATCATTTGGAATAACGATTGTATCTGGAGCAACAACTAAGATTTCACCATTATCATCTTTGTAGTTTTGCATAGCTGTTTCAATTTTACCTAAGTTAGCAGCACTAAATTCATTAGAATATTTATTAGATTGAGTGTCACTAGCATTAACTTTAGATGGGTGAGCTGTTGAGAATAATGCAACGTTATCATTTGAAGTACAATCCATTGTTAAACCTCTGAATGAAGTTGTTGTACCACTAACAGCACCAATCAATAATTGTGCAGCATATTTTTCACGAGTTAAGTGATATTGATCGATAAATCCTCTAGCACCAGTTCTATTGATATCTAAGATTTTGTTATCTTCGATCATTTCTTCTGTGATAGCGAATTGATCTTTCCATGTAATGTTTTCTAAGAATTTGCTATATCCTTCTTGTTTTTCATCATTTGGATAAGCTCCACCTTCACCAACTGGTTGGAAACCATTAGCTAAAGATGTCATAGATCCGAATTTTTCACCGAAGTTATCAGAATCTACCATTTTGAATAATTTGTTTACTAATGAGCCTTCTTCGTATGCTCTTACTCTTTCTTCTAGGAATGCTTTGATAGGAGCTTCTGATTTTCCATAAACGCTATCATTTAATCCTGAAGATTTACTAAATACTATACCAGCCATTTATTTCTCCTCCTAACGTCTAAAGTATCCACGTACACCAGTTCCTGATGCACCAGTACCTAATTTTTTACTAATAGCAAATACACCACTTGAAGTAGTTGCAGTAGCAGTTAATCCATCACTACCTAAAGTAACTTTAGTTCCTTCAGCTACAGCACTTGCATCTGCTGAAAATACTGTTTCAAATTCCATATCTTCCATAATACGGATTACTGGGATTATAACACCAGTTCCTGAACCAACAGCGATAAATTCAGGAGCAGTAGTACCACTAGCCTTAGTTAATTTTCCACTAGATAAGTATAATGCTTCACCTAATGAAATAGCTTCAGCAGCAGTTCCTTCAATATACTCAATTGGAGCAGTTTTTGCTGAACCAACAGTATGTAATTTAAACATAATTCTTTCCTCCTTATTTCTTAATTAACCAATTACGGTATTCGTTTTTTTCACATTCTTGTAAACCTTTGAAATATGAAGTTTCCATAAAATCAATAGCTTCTTTTAGTGAATGTAAGCCTCTAGCTGGGAAAACTATGTTGTTATACTTACTTTTATCTTTTACAGGTTCTTCTTTAGCAACTTCTTCAGTTTCTTCAACTATTTCAGTTTTAACCTCTTCGATATCTTCAGTATCTTCTTCCTTAGATTCAAATGCAAATTCATTTTTCATCAATTTTTCTAGTGCTTCTTTATCCATTGTCTTATTAGCCATTAATCATCAACTCCCATCTCTTTGGCATAATGTTTTTTAATTTGCTCATCTGACCATGTAGGTAGATTACGCTTATACATAGCATAAATATCACTAGGTACAACCACGTCATTGGTACTACTACCTGTTGTCGTCTTAACATGACCTTTATTATTAATATTGTTTAATGTATGTTGTACGGCAGCATCAGTAGCTCGACCAGTTAATGCTTCAAAATTTTCTAATTTGAACGCATCAAGTAGTGATTCACCTTTAGTAACACGATCTAATACTCTATCATAGCTTGGATGTGCCACTAAGTCGTTTATTGTTTTAATGCTAGTATCTAATTTAGATATTTCTATCAATTGATCATTTAACTGTCTCTCAGCTTCTCTTTGTTTTTGCTCGGCAATAATTTGTCTAGCTTGTATTATTTCTGGATTACTCTCAATAACATTGTTTAAATATTTTTCAAAAGCCTCTGAATCATTAACTCCTAAGTTTTGTAATTGCTCTTTATTACTGTATTCTTCTAATTCTTT